GTGCGATCTATCCTGAACAATATGGTGGCCAAGTACGGGACGCATCGATTGCTGATCACTGGTCACTCGCTGGGCGGCGCACTCGCGACACTCACGACATTTGACCTGCTGTATGCCAATGCGCCGTTCTTGGTCAGCGACCTGATCACATTTGGTTCCCCGCGCGTAGGGAACGAACGATTCGCACAATACTTCGAGGATTTCGATGTGCGTATCACGCGTGTAACGCACTATTACGACATGGTTCCGCACGTACCCGAGACGTTTCTGGGGTACGAACACGTGCGCGGCGAGGTCTGGTTCAACGAGCCGTCGTCGGCGTATATGGAATGTACTGGAAACGAAGACCCTGACTGTTCTAACTCTTGTTCGCCAGTGCATTGCACAAGTACCTCTGACCACCTTATGTACATGGGTATGCCTATGGGTTCTGGAGGGCTTTGTTAGGAATGTTTATCGAGACGCATTGAGAAAACGAATTAGTATGGGTATAAATGCAAGCATTGTTGCACATAGAATATATGTAGGCATGTTATAACCTAACATACGGTGATGGTATCCGGGACATGTTGTGAATAGCCCATCAACGATGACTGCAATTAAGAGAGAAGCGAGAATGATTGATTTTACCTTGTGTAAATCACGTGTACCATAAATAAGAATGAACGCGCCAATAAATCCAATAACGGCGAGCGCGTCCTTTACGTATCCGACGGAATAGGTCATATGTGTATACATTATACAGCGATTAATATATCAAATGATATTTATTCGTTTGGCAACCTAATTATATAACTTTATATTATACAGCAATGAACGGAGGTCAACTGGTGATCCTATGGATCGTTATTTTCGTCGCAGTCATTTTCCCATTTGTGAAACACCTCGATGTGGTGCACCGTCTCATCATCTTCTGGGGCATCATGACACTTTTCGTATGTTCATTTGAAATCATGTTAATGTTTAAATCTGACTACGTATGTGAGAAGGGGCAAAAGTACTTCGATACGAATACATGTTACTGGACAGATACTGATGTCAGTCTCTCTGACATGTTCAGTACAAAGATGTACATGGATTTGTACGCGGACTACAGTCTGGGTGATGCCAAATATCGTCAAAACTTCGGGGACAGTGGGTTTCATTTTGTCATGTTCGGGGAGATCTGGCATGGGATCTTTGCGGGATTATTGTCCATTCTAACCCTGTATTACTACCACACGGCGCCCACCACCAACTTTTTTTATTTATCCGTGTTGTGCCTCGGACTGACGCAACTGGTTATGATCATCTGGTACATGTCGCCATGCATCCTTGAATTATTCATCGAAACAAGTATAAACCACTCGTCAAAATGTTGGACACCTCCGCTATGGTTAAATCTTCCATGGTTTATTATCCCACCCATCCTCATTCATTTTGGTGCAAGCAACATATTGTATCCGAGTACAAAGTAATCTTCCAACGGTATAAATTGAATGTTCTTATGACTTATATACAATTCCAATCATATATATAATCAATGGTGCCGCCACCCAAATCCAATATCCACGAGAAGGGGCAATACTTCACTTCCAACGCTTTCCTCAAACAATGTGTGTGTGACCTTGTTTTGAACAACCCTGACCGCGTTCTCGAACCATCGGTTGGGCGAGGTGACCTGATTGATAGTTTGTGCTCCGTTTTCAAGGAAGTTCAGTTCGACATGTATGAGATTGACCCTGAAATCGAAATGCTACCCTGCATTGATGTCGAACACTTGACATATGGCGACTTTCTGGTGCAGGAGATTGACCGCAAATATAAAACCATCGTGGGCAATCCACCCTATGTGAAGACCACGACGGGAAACCTATACCTGGATTTTATACAACGGTGTCATAGTCTTCTAGAAGACAGAGGCGAGTTGATATTTATCGTTCCGAGCGACTTTATGAAACTGACCAGTGCTGCACCACTACTTAGACATATGATGACAACAGGTACCTTCACTCATATATTCAGACCAAATGACGAAAAACTTTTCGAACACGCGAGCATCGACGTAATCGTGTTCCGCTACTGCCTGGATCCCCAACTAGACCGAACTGTATTATATAATGACGAACATAAACGTCTCATTGATACAAACGGAATAATCACATTTTCACCCATGGATGCACCAGTCGGTACCGAGAGGATAGGAGACTACTTCGACGTGTTCGTGGGTATGGTATCAGGATGCGAAGGCGTGTTCAAGAATGCGGAGTTCGGAACGATGGACGTGCGCAACGGCAATGATGGTATTGACAAATATATTATGGTTGATAGTTTCCCAACCAATGACGCAGCGCTAGACGTATATTTGCTCGAACACAAGGCGAAACTAATTGACCGCAAGATTCGGAGGTTTAACGAATCCAACTGGTTCGAGTGGGGCGCACTGCGCAATTATACCAGAGTAACTGATAAATTGGGAGAAGATTGCATATACGTGCGAACGCTGACACGCGATGTTGAGGTGGCGTTCGTAGAGAAAGTATCCTATTTCGGTGGAGGGATACTTGCATTAATTCCAAAGGCAGGTGCATCACACAACCTTGACCTAACCAAGGTTGCGTCGTTTCTGAATAGTCCTCAATTCCGCGAGAACTACGTGTATTCTGGACGGTTCAAAATCGGTCAACGACAGATGTGTAACTCTCTTATTCACAATACAACATGCACATAAATAGCATTCTTATTCAATATCTCTTCTATTTTTTTGTGTCCATGTACCACCCTTTTTATTTCTAAATCTCTTGACACGTCCTTTACGGTACTTTTTGGTTCGCGCAGTTTTAATCTCTTTTTTCGTTAATTCCTTGTGTGTAATAGGTGTACCTTTTGTAATACGATTTGTTGGACGATAAATGTCATTCTTATTTTTATACCCCACTTCTCCTCGTTGGTTCACCCATTCTTCTGCAAACCAACGTTTTAATCCTTTTCGAGTACGACTTTGTTTCCCCAAATATGGCTTTTTACGCGTGCCATGTTTCTTTGCAAAACGCTTTTTATACGTTTTGACCAACGTTCCACTGCGATAAGCACTATGTTTAGGATTTTTCTTGTAGATATACTTTTTAGTCTTGTTGTAGAGAGAAAGATCCGAAGGCGTCATACTAGTACACATGAAAAAATAACAATATTTTATGTACATCTATGGAGTGTTCATTGCAAACTTCTCAAAATCCAATTCAGGTTTCTCATCTGTCTCTTCAACCTCATACTCCACTTCGGGAATGCTGCGATAGAAGTTGCGCACACGCAGGCTAGATTTAATTTTAGTTGGGTCAAACTTAGACAGATACAATCCATCCAAATCTCTAACACGTGACAGTGCCACATAGGTCTGACCGCACTCAAATATACCACCACCAACATCAATCTCGGCCATGCTAAGTGTGGCTCCTTGGATCTTATGGATAGTCATTGCCCATGCAAGACTTAATGGAACCTGGCCTAGAGCAATCGTTGGAAACTCTTCAGACTGCCAAAACTTAATGGGGATTTTAGTAACTACACCATTGGAAAAGCGTACCACAGGACGTGTTACTTCTATTGAACCATCATGACTTGTCACAAAGTCAACTACAGTTCCAAGCGCACCATTGACAATACCGCGGTCAATATCAAGGTTGACAGTACACATAACATTGGCACCTTGTTTTAATGAAAGCGTTTGCATGCATGGTGAGTTGTTCATTAGACTTTCTAATTCATATGTTGTCTTTTGCTTTGTAAGGAGCTTTTTACATCGACTTATCACGCTTGATGTCAATGCCTTGGACGACCCATCCATCATTTGATGACAGTCCGTCTTCTGAATGGATGTAAACTCATAGACAGTCCCCTTAAGTGCTGCAAACATCTTGGCGTTAATTGCATCTACCTTATTCTTAGTGGGAAACAGTTTGGCAGGCACTACACCTTGATGTGCTTCCAAATCAAACTCACGATCTACGCAATTATTCAATGCTTCTACGTCATCATCGGATACAGTTCCCATGCGCACATTCTTCAAAATGTGACGAAACACACTGTCACTTTGACGAAACATGGTATTTAATACAATATGATTATCGATGGGAAAAGTTGTCAGCCACCTGTCTGACTCGAAACAAAATCGACCTTCAGCATCTTCTGAACCACCCTTGGCCACGGGAGGCAACTGGAAGAAGTCGCCTACGAACACCACTTGCATTCCGCCAAAGGGAAGACGCGAACCACGAACACGCCGTCCGACAATATCAAGCAAATCGAAAATGTGTGCGGACATCATACTAACCTCATCTACAATCAATACATCAGTGGATCTCCAAGAGGTTCGCGCCTTGTGGTTACTAAAGATGTCATCCACGATGTCATTTACCTCACCACGTCCCAGTTTAATCCCACTCCATGAATGGATGGTGCGTGCGTTGCATTCTAATAACAGCGCAGCGCAGCCCGTGAGCGCACACACCTGTACCTTCTTGTCGTGGATCTTGGCGGAGCGAACCAGGTGGCGGATGAGCAGCGTTTTGCCCGTTCCACCCTCTCCAGTGATGAACAGGTTGTCGTCGTCCTCGAATTGTTGGAGCGCGCACTGCTGCTCCACTGACAATGTCTGCGTCTTCATCGCAGCACGTTCCGTCGCCCTCTCCGCTTCTTCCTTCTCCTCCTTCGCCCGCGCCTTCTCGTCCTTCTTTCTCTTCTGGGCAGCCAGGTGCGACGCGCGCTTCGCAACCGCTTCCACTAATTGTTCGGATGTCATTCGCGTGCATCTCTCCACTTCAGAGGCACTAGCACCTTTCTCTATCATGTCCACGGCGAGTTCGCGCGCGCGCGACTCGATTGCGCCACGTGTGCGCCCGTGTGCGGTCGCAATTGCTGCGAAGGACTTGTTTGCAGGGTCAACCAACTCGGTAAGCAGTTGTGCGATCTCTTCGTCACTCCATCGCTTTCCTTTTGAATCAGGGGTGGGTACAGAAGATATTAACCACTGCGTAATGTCATCTCCTGACTTAGGATTTGTATCGATGGTAGACATATTTATATCAGATTATACATACGTTCACTCGAACCTATGTATATTCAATTTTTATGCTTACGGTGTATTAGCATGTAAAAAATACAATTATTTAGAAGTTTATTCTAATTCAACTCACACTATCACATTCTTCATCCTCAGACTCAATCACTGTAAAATACATGTCTATCATCGTATCGTATATGTCAATAATGCTTGCGATCATGGTTTTCTCGCCATCAACCTTATAATAGAGCATCGGGTAAGTCTCCCCCTCGTCCTGTTCCCAAACCCAATCATCTATTACATATAATAGGTTCACAATTGTCTGACAAAGAACCTCATAATTTGTTATTTCGTCATCCCAAAAGTATACGCGTCGTCGGGGAACACGAACTTGTTCTTTGGTAATAGGATCCGTACGATAATACCCCCCCCTCTTACAGTAATCATGTCTAAACCAGTTATCTATATCAATCGTAGATAATATGTCAGGTGTCATCGCACTGGCTAACAGCGGGTTCTTACAAAGACACTCCAGTTTTTGTACGAGGTCTGCACTAGTATCGACACGTGCGTTAGATAACCCCTGTTCAATAATATGATACATGTCGCGCCAAGTCCATTGACCACAAATGCTTTTATATTTACACATGTCACACATGTCTGACCTGTCTGACGCATGCGTTGGTTCAGGATGAATCAATAACATGTCACATTCACACATGTCTGACCTGTCTGACGCATGCGTTGGTTCAGGACGAATCAATAGTGGCATAGGTTCTGTTTGCATATTGCTATTGCTATTGCTAAAGTATTATAATGATCATCATGATATAATGATTATATAGATTCAATTTTGGGTCAAGTTCCCTAAAAGTCCAGATCATCGCTGTCCCAATTGTCCTCTGTTACCTCATGTCCAGATTGAATGGATTGGCGACGCTTTGCAGACATTGGTACATTATTAGAGGTTGCGCGTTTCGCGTCATGTTTTGCAAACTTATCTTCAATGGCGGACTCGAGTTCCAACTCGTAAATTGCCCAACTAGCCAATTCTTTGCGGTTATCATAAGTCAGTCTCTTATTGGTTATATTATAGAGGTTGCGAGATCTAGTGTCCATGATGATTTCAAACTCGGTGGTAAGTGACTTCTTTGTTTCAATGAGAATTACATATTCATCATCCATCTTAGATTTGATCTGAGCCCACTCATCCAGTCTTTGGTCAGGATCGGCAAACAGCCACAAGTTTTTATCGTACCATGGGCCCAATACATCGGAACGATGCTCAATCTTGTTGTGGAGAACGGCGTACTTCTCGCGCAACGCCTGAATGCCTTCACGCATCTCATCGAACTTGTAATATTTGGAGATAGAGAGAACCAGACTCACGTAGGTGGAGATGGAAATGGACATGACAGATATGATACTATCTGAAATACCAAACTGAGACTTAGTTGCGTTAAAGAACCCTGAGATGGTAGAAAGAAAAATCACCGACGTCTGAACACGATTAATCTGATTGGTAAGGTCTAAGAACTTTAAGTCCAATAGGCGTTTGGAGTCCGCACACTCCTTGAGAATATTCATGTTCCCCCTTTTCAGGTTCATCAATTCGTTATGAAAAATCACGTACTGCATCTGCTTAAACCATTCAATAGGTTCTACCTTCTTATTTACGGGTTCAGGTTCAGGTTCAGGTTCTACCTTCTTATTTACGGGTTCAGGTTCAGGTTCAGGTTCTACCTTCTTATTTACGGGTTCAGGTTCAGGTTCGGGTTCAGGTTCAGGTTCAGGTTCAGGTTCAGGTTCAGGTTCGGGTTCGGGTTCAGGTTCGGGTTCAGGTTCAGGTTCGACAGCCGGTTCGACAGCGAGCTCGACCAATGGGGTGACAGTGGGATCGAGAGTGGGTTCGTCCACGGAAAGGGTTATAACGGGGGCGGTCACAGTTGTTGCAGGAATGGTGTCTGTGGCTACTGGTTCCGAGTTGTCGGGCGAGACTGTCGACAGTATGTTTGGAGTGTTATTATCTAGGGTAGATGTCGTATCGGTTGGGTCGGGGTCGGAGTTGGACATATACTATATACGTACATGTTTTTACACCCTTTTTACCGCCAAATAGACATTTATCTAGAATTAGAAATGTCTACCACATCATCCCCTTCGTTGATTGGTTGTTCGTCAATACGAGAAAGAATAAAATAAAGAATATTGACACATGATTTCAAGGCTAAATATCCAATTGTAATGGGGTCATCAGGGTCAATCGTCTCAATCATATCCTCTGGCAGGTCCTCGTCTTCTTGCATATTCATACGTGTCAAAAAGTTGAGATAAAGAGGCAGCACTAACTTGATGCATCTCACTACTACTTCACGATGAATACATAATTCGCGGGTCTCTTCCGAGTATGACGACGCTATTACGTTAGCAATCGCAGAAATGCTACTGTCAGCAGTCACATTTGCGGAAAGAGATTCTGCTGTGACCAAAATAGCAGCTGTTGCACATTTTGCGATATTCACCGTGTCTGGAAACGTGTTTATGGTTGGTTCATTCACAGCAGTTTCATACGCATCAATTGCAAAGACAGCATGGCGCACCTGGTCAGGAGTAAATGGTTGGATCAAAACAATATCAGCAGGGTCGGTTATTAAGTTTGGAGGACGATCGGTTGTAAGACTATACGTATGCGTGCGTGCAGGTCTCACATCCGATGCAGTGGCAGGACCACACCTTGGTCTGGTCGGAGGTCTTTGTAGAGGTCTTGGTAGAGGTCTTGGTATAGGAATGTGTACGGGTTCAGGTTCAGGTTCGGGTTCAGGCTCAGGCTCAGGTTCAGGCTCAGGTTCATAATTTGGATCCACATATGTACATTTTTTTTTGTGGATGCAGAGGCTTTGACGATGTTTATATATCTTGCCACAGTAGCATCTATGAGATGTTCGAATAAGACTGTTTTTTGGAATTGGTTCGAGCATGCATTCAGGTGGAGTTGAGATGATTATATTGGCATAGTTTTCGTATGCGTCGATGACGGACATGTTGTATTTGTGTTTTTCTGTGAGAAGATGTTTTTCAAATATCTTCTTTTTAGTGGACTTAAATTTACATACAGAACAACATAATGTACCCGGGGGCAAACTATCATCGATATACTCGCCCCAAATAACATCCGATGTGCCGGTATTGTCGGTATTGTCGGTATTGTCGGATTCTGTCAACATTTTATTCTACCTAAAGAGAATAAAATGTTCCATTCAAACGCCATTCATTCAGTAAAAATACAATATATATGGTATATTATTGGTATGAATGCTGCAGTGGTATATAGATTATAATAATATATTTTAACTGGTGAATAAGTTGTTCATGTTGTGAACCTCAATCTTGTTTTCTGATGGCAGTAGTAGAAGGTTCGCTTGTGCATCGTCTCGTAGGCGTACTGAGTATGTCTGTTGAATGTTGTTACGACCGACGCGTCCAATCGACTGAATTGCTTTTTGTTGTGTAAGAGCGATGTCCTTTCCTAGGTATCCATGGCAAAACTGGTAGTTAGTGCCGTAAATGTAGTCGCTAGACGCGATGATTAGATAGAGACGTTGTTCGTCCGCCATACGTTTCATAATTTCCGTGTAAGATTGACTGTTATGGTTTGCGAATACACCGATCCCCATGAGTAGTAGGATTTTCCAAGTATCATTGACACCGTCAATGGCCATAATTTGGCAGATTATCTCGTTACTTATGTCGCTTGCGAACCCGCTAGTGGTGTCAGGAGTTTCAGCCCATCGCGCCGCATGCGGAACCTTGTTGGGAACGAATATTTCGTCTAGTTCGACATTCTTAATCATCTCATATAGCATATTACGTTCCTGACTGAGTTTTCCCAAGGTGGTTCGAGTATCATCGGTGTCGCGTGCAGCTGAAGTGGTTCCGCTGCTCTTTTTACCCTTATCAACACGGGATTTACTTCCTTTCTGCCCTCCAGTATCCCCGATCGATGTTGCTGCGTCAAGTTTCTCAGTTAATGTTTCTAATCTCTGCTCTACATCGGCAATGCGTTCGCTCAAGCCGTTATTGAAATCAATACGTTCGAGAATGATTGATAATATGGAGGCGGGAATATATGACTGTTTGAGGTAGAACTTGGCGATTTTCTCGATGTCATCAGTCAAGAAGAGAGTGGGTCCATCTGTCAATGTGTATGCATCCTTTGTTGTGATGTAAACCCCTGGGTTAGAAGATGATGCCACTACTGGTGTGACGGGTTCAGACCGTGCTGGAATTACACTGTCTGACCGAGTTAGTTTATTTCCGTCTTTTGCATTTAGTTTTATTGAAGGATTATGTGCGCTTGGAAACACGGTAGTTCCCGGTCCTATGCTATGAGATTTGGTAATACGCATACCTGAACTATCTAAACTATTGTTTGTGTAAAGTTTGGGACTACGAAGAGACCGAATGCCAACACACATAGCACCCCAGCACCCAGGAGTGATATTAATCACCGTATTAATATAATGTAATTTCACGTTTGTCATGGTCACATCGGATAGGTCTGAGAACCGGCGCATAATCATGTGGCGTTCAGGTATATAATTATTCGTTTCTGCGTATTTGATGAATTTGACACACTCCTCTAGGTCGAGATATCTCAG